ACTCAGATATTGTTAAAGCTTTACAAAGCGGAGCTAATAAAGAAGAGATTCTTGCTGCAATTAATAACTCAGCTTGGGTAACAGGTAAGACTGGTCAGAACCCATATAAGTTTAGTAAAAACCAAAGTGCGTCCGATTTTTCTGGTTTCTCTGGGATGTCTCCAAAAGATGGTGGGTTTACTGGTAGCGATAGGTACGCTGGTTTTTGGGATGACTTTACAAAAGGATTTTGGGAAAGCTCAAAGAAGATGCAGCAACAAGCCGCAGCTCAAGGAGCTCAAACAACTAATAACTACAACATGGGCGGGGTTGCAATTAAGGTAGATGGCTCAAGTGGTGCACTAGGTATTGCAGAAGCACTTAAAAAAGCTTTATCAGACAAAGACTTATTTAAACAAGTGATGGGGTCATAATGCCAATTCCATTAGCTGTTCCGTTAGCATTAGGTGCTATTAGAGTAGGCGCTGCAGTACTTGCCCGTTCTCGTGCGGTAAGCGCTGCAAAAATTGCAGTTAACGTTGCTACTAAAAGTAAAGCTGGTGGCACAGTAAAAACTGTTGTTAATAAGACTGTTAAGAATCCAACTGTTAAGACAGTTAGTGTTAGCGCTAAAGCGGCTAAAGGAACTGGTAAAGCAGCTACAGCCGTGGTAGCGCCGTCAATAGTAACTCGTGTTCTAGGATTTGCAAGAGCGGCTGGTCCTACCGCTGGTCCAGTGGGAACTGGTCTATCTGCATTAGCTGGTAGTGCTGCTTGGTATTTGACAAATAAAAAGAAAAAGAGCGGAACTAATTTAGGTAATAGACCGCTTGGTCAAGGAAGTAAAAAGGGCGGTAAGGGCGGAGACAGTGCGTCTGGAACCCAACCAACTCCCGTAATACCTACACCTAACGGATTTAAATTTAATTTACCACCTCATAGTTGGAGTTTACCTACAAGACCTCAACTAGTAGTTCCTGGAATATCTAACAGCTTAGCTGAAAACGTGGTGCAACACGGACTTAGAAGAGGAAGACTTTGGTATTTTGATAATGCTGGAATTATATCTAGCTATGATTACGACACTGGCGAACTAACTAGCGCAGCAAAAAAAGCGGAAGAAAGACGTAAAGATGGAACGTACCAGGGTGACAAAAGCACAATTACATATAGCAAAGATATGTATAACTACGGATTCCAATTTCTTTGGAACCCAGAGTCAATCTCCCTTAGTGTTAACAGAAATATGGATGTAACTCCAACTGCAGCTGACGTCTATACTTCTGTGTCTGGAGCGTTCCCTGGGCAAGAAAGTATTTCTTTTACTGTTATCTTAGACAGAACAAATGACATGGCATGTATACGCGGTCAGTCTGGAACTTGGAAAGAGTTTGCACCTTTTTATAGCAGTGGAAAACATCCATTAGCTGGTAATACCCCAACAATTGAGGAACAGATAGAAGAGCTTTCTCGTATTGGTACCATGCACGACATTGAGTATCTTTTAAAAGCTATTAACGGAGATGGTGTCTCAAGCAAAGACCAACCTGGTGGTTGGACAAACTTATTAGGTAAGAAGACCGCAGACATTGGATACCTACAACCTTCTCTTCTTGCTTTTGAATTTGGTGGGGACCCTCTAGACCCTACTAACCAAAGTGCACTGTCTTATGTAGGTTGGATTAGTTCCTTATCAGTAAATCACACGGCGTTCACTGAAGGCATGGTGCCAATTAGAAGCACCGTATCAATTGCCTTTGATTGCTTCGCTGGTTCGGCAATGGTATAGGAGTAGACATGTCTATATTTTCAGGTTCTCGATATGAGTATTCAACTGTTGACTTTTTTTCAGTGGTGGCAGGTGAATCAGAAAACCCTACAGTGTTTTATGAGTTTGATGACCTAGGCCTTACCTCGTATCAAAACCACAGATACCTATCTGGTGAACGTCTAGACCAACTTGCATATCGTTATTACAGCCGTCCTGAAATGTGGTGGATAATTGCTGAGTACAATCCGCAAATTGACGACCATGAAAATATTCCTAATGGAACAATACTAAGGATACCTAGTGTCTAATTTTATATCTATTAGATTTCCTAATGCGTCTGTAAATCCAACATACGTTTATTCATTAACCCTGCATCAAAAGTTTTATGAACATGAAATGATTTCTATGACTTTTAAAGACTGGGCATACTCTTTTGATAATGTTAAGCCTGGTACACCAGTTGAGATTGTGCTAAGGTCAGCAAAAGATAGCAGAGACTTTTATGGGTACGTTCACCACGTTGAAGCAGATAAAACTCCAGGAAAAGATTTTGCTACTGTCCACTGTATTGGTGGCTCCTTCCCTTTAAAACAATCAAGTCAATTGTCATACAAAAATGTAACAGCAAACATGGTTGTAGAAGAGCTAGCAAATAAGCATGGACTTGTTGCTATTGCAGAACCTCATCCACGCATATTCCAACAAATATCTCACCCAGGATTAACAGATTGGCAAATGCTTGTAAAACTTGCAAAGCAAGTTGGGTGGGGATTACGTTCAGAAAATACAGAAATTTACTTTCAACCACTACTAGAAGACTATAAGACGTACCGAGCTCAGGCCCCTAGATTTTTTCAAAAGCCTGTTGGTCATGGGTTTGGTGGTATCTATAGTTTTACTCCAATTATTGGAGACTCTATAAATTACGATGGCGACGTTAAAGCTGCAGTTGCTGTAGGCGGTGTGGACAAAACTACTAAGTCTGCATTAAAAACCACTAGACAAAAAAGACGCAAGGTAACCAGACGCAGGACTCAAGATGAGTTCTTTGATAGATACAACACTGATGCAGTTGCTCCTAGCCTTGAGATTATGGATTACGAAGCTGAAGCAGCAGAGTTAAGAAACGCATTTCCATACAGAGCCACGGTTAAAGTTATTGGACAAACACGTTTAAGACCAGGAATGCCAGTGTACCTAGGAAACCTTGGTAAAGATTATTCTGGTTTTTGGACCGTGCTTGGTACAGAACACCACTACGAAGAAACTCAAACAAAGGTATATACCTATACAACCACACTAACTGTTGGAACTGACTCTCTTGGCGGAGCAGTTCGTTGGGATGACGGACAAACAGTTGAAGCCCCAGATGCAGACACAAAGAGAGTAATTGTTCCTGGTAAAAAACAAACTAGACAAAGACCAAAAACAAAACTAGTTAGAACAGGTATAAAGATTGGTCCTCAAACTAAAGGCAGTTTTGGAAAAATACAAAATAGGCCTAAAATAGTTAGTGCCAAAAATAGTACTGCTGTTTGGAAGACGGGTTCTAAAAACCTATCTAAATCTAAATCAGCTAACCCAGAAAAGAAACGCTCACCCGTCATAGCGGCTAGAGTACAAAAAGCAGCAGCGAGGACCAGATGAAAAACTATAACGAAAAGTTTTACGGTCTATATGAAGGCATTTGTTCAGACGTAGATGACCCAGATAAAGAAAACCGTATTAAGTTACAGGTGCCGCAGGTGCTTGGTGAAGACATTACCGAATGGGCTAGACCCTGCCTTCCTGTAACCTCTAATAGCAACCACCCAGACCATAAGAAACATTTAGCATCTGAGGTTGCGGCTTTGTTACAGGCTCACGCTAATCACTCTGAGACTATTGGAACTACCAGCAACGGTGTTCCTGGCGTTACTGGGGGCGGTTCTCACAGTCACTCTATTACTATTAACCTTGCACACACCAACAACCACACTGGTAAGAGTCCAGACACTACATACTTTTTAGACCACCCACACGAGACCGACCCTGATGAGGACAATAAGCACAACGATGACCAGGAAATAACAACGGACCAACCACACCACACCCCACACAGATTGGTACCAAAGCTTGGTCAAAAAGTATGGGTTATGTTTATTGGTGGGGACCCTAACTTTCCAGTATGGATGGGAGTAGAACTCTAATGGAAACACCAGCAGCAATATCTTTGCCATTTTCATTTAACTCTAACGGCTCATTGACCGTTAGCACAGACCCTAAAAAGATATGGCAGGACCGAGTAACTATTGCGGTCATGACCTACTTTGGAGAAAGAGTGATGCGCCCTAACTACGGAAGCAGTGCAAAAGGCGCGGTGTTTGAAAACGCCGATATCGCTAAGTCTGTTATTAACGAGGCTGTAAGCAAGGCATTCTCAGTGTGGCTATCTCCGCTAAAGCTTACAGATATTAAATACAAGTACGAGAACAATCAGGTTGATAGCTTTGAAGTGTTTTATACATACGGCGGCGGCGGTATAGCAGAGAGTGTAACTATCAATACTGCTATCCTAAGCAGAGCTGCAGAACAGGTACTGGAGGTTAGATAATGGCAGAACAAAACTATATCCCGCAGGTTGACTATACCTCTAGGGACTACGCAGCTCTTAGGGAAGACTTAACTGAGTTAATCCCTTTCTTTGCTCCGCAATGGACAAACAGAGACCCATCTGACTTTGGCATGGCCATCCTAGAGTTGTTCTCTTATGTAGCTGATGGTCTACATTTTTATATAGACAGAACAGTGAACGAGTCTTTTATTGATACCGCTAGCCAAAGAGAAAGCGTGCTTCAGATTGCTCAGCTGTTGGGATATACACCAACAAAGACTACCCCGTCTACAGTACTGCTTACTTTTCAAAATTCAACAGCCAGCATTATTACTGTTCCAGCTAAAACAAAAATTGCTGCTAACGTAACTAACAACGGAGTTGTGACACAAGTAATTTTTGAAACAGATTCTGCAGTTCAAGTTCCAGCCAAAGCTTTAGGTAATAATGGCTCAGCTACAGTAGCGGCTACACAAGGTGAGACTGTATATGATGAAGTTATTGGAACATCTGACGGAACAGCAAACCAAGAGTTTGAGTTGTCAGAAAGCCCAGTTATTAATGGAAGCATAACTATAAACGTTAATGGTGTTGTATACACCGAGGTCCCATATTTGGTTGATTACAGTGGATATGACCCTGTGTTTTCTACATACACTAACTCTGAAAAAACAACCTTTATTAAATTTGGTGACAACATAAGTGGACGCATACCTTTAAACGGTGTGCAGATGACTGCTACTTATAGAGTTGGTGGCGGACTTTCTGGAAATATTCCAGCTAACACAATTAAGTTTATTAAAACAAATGCTGTAGCAGGTCTTTCAGTAAACAATCAAGATGTTGGATTGCTTTCTGGAGCAGCGGTTGGTGGAGCAGATGAAGAATCTACAGACTCTATTAGAGTCAATGCTCCAAAATCTATTAGAGCACTAAACAGAGCGGTATCTCTTTCAGACTACGCCTCTCTTGTAATTCAGGTAGCTGGTGTTGCTAAAGCTATATCAACAGCCGACGTGTATAGCAGCGTTACTGTTTATTTTGCCCCATACGGTGACAGCGGTTTACAAAGCGACGGTGTTACTTCTTCCCTAGTCTTTAATAATTTAAAGACAGATATTGAAGAGTATTTAGTAGATAAGATTCCTGCTGGAACCACTGTTACGCTGCAACCGCCATCATACGTAAATTGTACAGTTGTAGGAAGTATTATTGTTCTTCCAACATATAGACAAGACCAGGTTAAAGCTGCTGTTGAAGATGCGGTACGAGAGCTATTTGCCTTTGATAACGTTGTGTTTAATGACTACATTGGTTATACAGATGTACTAAAGACTATTGACTCTGTGGAAGGCGTAAGCCGAGCTAACCTACAAAAGCTTGTAAGAACTGCAAATGACCAAACATTTACTATTAATAATAAGGCGCTTAACAATAGCGTTGCTACTCTTACTACCTCTGTAAACCACAACATTACTGTAGGTCAGGTTGTTAGCGTTACAGGAGTTGATAGCACGTTTAACGGAATCTTTAGAGTTACTGCTAAGACTAACAACACATTTTCATTTGAGTGTGTTGCTACAAATGTTAGCTCTACCGCAGCTGTTGGTTCGGTAACTGTATACGAAGTTAACGACATTGAGTGCGCTAAGAGCGAGCTACCTCAACTATCTAGTCTAACCATTGCGGCCTCTGGAGGTATTGTTATCTAATGGCACGTTACGGTCTTGATTACTATAGCGCTAAAAGTTTTCCTTTAAGCTATTACGGTCCTGACTCCCCAATCAGCTTTGTTGCTGAAGACTTCTTTGGTCAATCTGTAGGGTATGGTCAGGTAAATCTTACCTGGATTACCCCTACTGGAGCCTGGGCTAAACTTCGTATTGTAAAAAACAAATACGGTTACCCAATTAACATAAACGATGGTCAAACAATATTTGAAACTACTAGGGGAAATGACCCTCAGTTTTACGTAGATGTAAATAGACCAAACGAACCTAAAGTATTTTACTATTCAGTTTTTGTTTTTGAAACTACTCAACTCTCTTGGGTACTAGCTGGAAGAACAACTGGTCTATCTGTCTATAACTATGGAACAGAAACTCGTTTATACGACTATTTACCAGATGTAATGAAGCTTGTATCACCGTATTCTGCTGGCTCTAGCACAGACAACAAAGACCTAAAAGACTTTTTATCTGTGTTTGGGTTTAAGTTTGACTATATTAAATCATTAGCTCAACTATCTAAAGAAAAGTACAATACCGAAAAAACAGTTGGCGTCCTTATCCCACCGCTACTAAACCAATTTGGCGTTACCTATGAGCCTGAGATTGGTTTTGAACGTTCGAGGGTTCTTCTAAGAGACGTTTTGCTTATTGAAAAAACTAAGGGCAGCCGTGACGGATTAAAGAGTTACATAAAAGGGTTCACTGGTTGGGGAGTTCCACAACCACTTGCAACTACTCCAAACCCATCTGTAGAAGGAATAACCGTAAGTCACAACATAATGTTGGACTACAACGACTCTTCTTTTGAGGAGGGTATTGGACACTGGACCTCTCCAAACTCTTCCTCTTTGCTTTCTCAAATTGGAAGAAAAGAAATATCAGCTGTATCTATAGTCTCTAATCAAGCTCGTCTAAAGATTGGTACCCATGGGTTTGGAGTTGGACAAGAGATATTTATATTTAACTGTCCGTTCCCTATCTTTAATAGTCCCGTAACCACTAAGACTATTACATCAGTAGATACAGATTCTATATATTTTGCCCTTACCGCAGCAGACTTCCCATTAAGAAGTGCTTATAACTTTACAATTGAAGAGTTTCCTTACGTTGTTCCTAACCCAAATCCTTGGGTAGAGAACACAACTCCAGCTCTTTTTCCAAATAAACGAAAAGGAATTTTGGCTGTTAAGAACGCTAACGCAACACAGCCTGCGGAAATTTATATTTCCTGTGGAGACGCAAAACCCGTCACATTAGGCATACCTGTAAAAACTGGTATTGAATATACTTTTAGCGGATACACAGCCTCTAGCGGAACTGGTCGTTCTATACAGGCAGCTATTAAATGGTACGACAGATTTGGCGCGTTGATGTCTACCTCTACAGGCAATAGCGTAACTAACTCTACAAACACTTTTAGCGCTAGGCCTTTTGTAACAGACAGAGCTCCTACACGACTGTTCTTAAATGCTATTACTAAGCCAGGAAGCGGGTATGTAAACGGTTCTTATACCAATGTGCCTTTAGTATACGTATCTGGTAAGCAACCAACCATTGCTCCATTAGCAAATATATTTGTTGACAACGGGGCTGTAGCCTCTATTTCTATTCCTAATGGTGGAGCTGGTGCCGATACAACCACAGTCTTTACTGTAAGCAATACTAACCTTGGCGGAACTGGCTCTGGTTTTGAAATCACTGTACAAAGATGTCAAGAGTGTTATTACGCGGTTCCTCAATTTGTTTTATCTTCTGTAGGTGCTGGAAACAGCAACGAGTATCACTACTTTGATGCCTGCCAGTTTGAACAGGCAGCTTCAGTGACCTCGTACGATGACGCTAGAACAGTTCACCTTACATTAAAAGCCAACCGTATTAACGAACTATTAAATCCTAGGTTTGAGTCGCCCTATACCCCCTGGTCTGTAACCAACGCTACTGCTACCGTTGTTAGCGGAAGCGCTGAGCCTAACTTAGACTCGTATCAAATTACCTCCAAAGTAGTAACTGGTGGGGTTGCAACATTAACTACGGATGTGGTTCATACGTTTAAATCAAACGACTCTGTTGTTATTGAGAATATGGGTGCACCTTTTGACGGAGTAAGGGTTTTAAACTCTGCTGGAGATAACATTATCTCTTTCCCTGTCACAGGCGGTAATGTCTCAGCCACGGTTACTACAGGGCAGGTTTATAAATCTGGAAATGCTCTACGAGTTACCTCTTCTGGAACTACTCAAGTACTTGTTAAGTCAACTACAACTAGCGCTGACTTAACTAACATTCACTATCCAGATACAGCATATAGCTTTAGTTCTTATGTAAAAGCTGGCCAGTCTGGTGTTTCGGTTTCTGCGGCAATTGTTTGGTACAACAGCAATAAGACTGTTATATCTACTTCTCAGGGAACTTCTCGAGCCGCTTCAACAACTGGGTGGGTGAGACCTTCTGTAACCGCCATAGCTCCGTCTAATGCAGCTTATGCACACGTACAGCTGGTGTGGGAGCCTGCGGCACCTGGAGACATTATCTATACAGACGCTGCTCTATTTGAAAATAGCTTCTTTGTATTAGATTACTTTGACGGTAGCACTGGCTTTAGCTCAACAGCTGAGCTCTTCTGGGAAGGCAGCACTCCTAACGCTGGGCGCAGCCACTACTACAAGAACCGAGTCTCTATTGAAAAGCGCCTTAACGCGGGTGCCCTTGATGAGTATGTTGGACTGGGGGCATCGTACGCCGTTTACCTGGCACAGCCAAAGACGTAGTAGGATAGCGGCATGCTAGACCTGATATTGATTGGTTGTTTTACGGGATTTCTATTGGCGACGATAGAGCCGTTAATTTCTATTCTGAGTATATTTATCAGTAATAGGATTATGAACGCTATTTCCTCAATTCTTTTTTCAAGCATTGCAACATGGTTAGTTGAAGCTTCAACTATCAAAGGCTTTATTCTGTATGCGGTAGCGGGAGCTTTCCTAGGCTCTGCCCTATTAGCAGCAGTTGAACGTGTGGCAACTTATCGCCCAGCCGTTGTGCAATCCCTAAGAGAACAGTAGTATCGGGTCTCCATACAAGGAGGACCTATGTCTAAATATTTTGTAATCGTTGCTGGTAACGGCACAACTAGCAGAGCAAACATAGAAGCTCTGATGG